ATGCTCACAGTCAAGCAGATAGATGCAGCAAAACCAAAAGAGAAGGCATACCGCCTGGCTGATTCTGGCGGTCTGTTTCTTTTTGTGCCAACAAGCGGAAAGAAGGTCTGGCGCATGCGTTACCGTTTCGACGGTAAAGAGAAAACGTTAGTCATTGGCCCCTACCCTGAGATCGGATTAACCGAGGCAAGATCTAAGCAATCAGACGCAAAAATGAAATTGCTTGTTGGTATTGATCCTGCAGAACTCAAGCAGGTGGAAAAAAGACAGAAACCACTACAACCAGGTGCGGTTGAAGATTCATTTGGAAGTATTTTCAATGAATGGCATGCGCACAAATCAGCGGTATGGTCTATCAAATACGCTGCAGATATTAAAACCATGTTTGAGGATGACATTCTGCCCACCATTGGCCATTTAACAATGGCAGAAGTCGAGCCAATGGTATTGCTGAAAGTGATTCGATTGTATGAAGAACGTGGTGCCATGGAAAGAGCGGATAAAGCCAGGCGGCGATGCGGTGAGGTTTTCCGCTATGCCATTGTGACGGGCCGCGCAAAGTACAACCCTGCGCCTGATCTGGTTGATGCTATGAAGGGGTACAGAAAGCAGAACTATCCATTCCTCCCCATGGATCAGATCCACGAATTCAATAAAGCGCTGGCAAGTTATGGCGGTAGCGTTATATCAAAAGTGGCCACTCAGATTTTGCAATACACGGCACTTAGAACGATAGAGCTCCGCACAATGACATGGGAAAACATCGACTTTGAAAACGCGCTGATAACCGTCGATCCTGAAGTCATGAAGGGAAGAAGATTGCACGTTGTGCCTATGTCACGGCAAGTTATAGATCTGCTTATAGGGCTGCAGCCAATAACCGGAAATTATAAATATGTTTTTGTGGGGAGAAGTGACAAGAATAAATACATTAGTGAAAACACGATCCTGGGTGTTATTCGCCGGATCGGTTATGAAGGCAGGACATCAGGCCATGGATTTAGGCATCAATTCAGTACCGTGTTAAATGAAAAGCACTGGAATAGTGATGCTATAGAGGCACAGCTTGCTCACGTTAATAGCGCGGGAACCCGCGGGATATATAACCACGCCAAGTATTTAGACACTCGGCGTGAAATGATGCAGTGGTGGGCTGACTGGATTGATGGGGATGTAATTTAACCAGAATCCGTTCCGTCATGGGGTGTCGGGGGTCGGAGGTTCGAATCCTCTCATGCCGACCAACTTTTTGTAGAAAAACCAACCTGTTACGGTTGGTTTTTTTATGTCTGTAATTTTACCATGGTAAAAAAATGGTAAAACTATGGTAAAACCTCCGACGAAAAACGCCAGGGGTGCATAAAGTTTTACTTCTTGGTTTCGGCCTCGGGTGTATCCCCTTGTTCCAGCTCGGCAGGCTGATCAGTTTCTACCTCGGGCTGCTGGATTGATTCAGATTCAATCACCGGCTCAGGTTCGTCACCTGCTGGCATCTCTACGCGCAGATCGATCCAGCGCCCAGCAGGAATGTCGATCGGCTGACCTTCCTTGTATCCGGCTTTGACGTTTTGGGCGAACTCCGGGGCGGTCGAATTGATGCGGTGGAAAGTCTTGATCAGCAAGTCGCCCGCCTCATCGACTTCATAATCCACCCACACAAGAGGTAGCTTGTTGCGATCTATCGGTATCTCAATTCCACCGTCAACACCGCCCCATTCAGCATCAGAGTTAAAGCCGAGAGTGCCAGAAATCCGGTAGACACCCTCGCTGATGCGCTCAGTTGTCACACTGTGGCTTTCGTCATTCAGTTCGCACTGGCCATCGCCGAACAATTTGACTATCGGGGATGCTTTCTTGATGAAGCCGTTCGCATCGACCGTGGTGTTAGTACTGTGCCATAGTATAGACCAGGGGGAAAACACCCCAGCGCTTGTTCGTCCCCGGACAGCTATCTTATTGTTCGACGGCGAACCAATGCCGAAGACCATAGTCCATCGAGACGTAGAGTCAAAACCACCACTGATTCCAGCCCAATATCCCGGTCCTTCGGCATTCGGCGTATTTGGGCCATATTTGATAAAGCCGTTAGCACTGATGGTATTAGCATCTATTTCATTAATTGGATCAGTGCCCCCCAGCCCATAATCGCCTTTTTTTAAAGGTGATACTAGATTAGTAGAGGTCCACGATTTAACTATCTCATGTCCTAAAATAATCTCAGGCTCATCTATAACTGTTCTATCCCAAGTCCAATTGCTAAACGTATCTGAAATTGAGGTATTGTCTATCGTCGCAGTAATGTTACTAGCAAAACTATCGTACTTAATATAAAGCTCATATGTATTAGCTGCAGATTCGATGAGTCCGATGTCTAAAATTAGCGTTCCTGCGGTCACGTATGCACTAACAGAGGCTCTACCTGGCTTATTAATTGTTGTTACAGTACCATTTCCCGATCTGATAATGATTGTCGCAAAACCATTATTTCCGGTGCCTCCGTTATACCCACCATTTCCACCTAAATGGATCATTAGTGTTCGGCCATTCTGGCCAAAGTTTGCAATTTTCCCCACCCTTTGCCATGTTACTGTATTTGAAAGGTAACTGGCTGTCGCATTTAGTTTGTTAATATTGTCCTTAGTGTACGTATTTGCTAAAACCGAGGCGGAATTATCTGAGCTGGTTTTTGCATTCACTTCACTAATCTTTGCCGCTGCTGCTGATGCTGCTGCTTCTGCACGCATACGATCAACAGCTTCCACAATTGCAGGGTTTAGATCTGCTTCGCCCGGCATTGTCAGGAAATCGTTGAGCGTGCCGGGCTTTGAGTTAAGCGCTACTGTGATGCCGCCCACACGCTCAGGCTGGCGACCATCTGTCGTAACGGTTACGTCATATGCGCCAGGCTCTACAGTCAACGTGTACTTGCCAGTTGCATCAGTGATCGACTGAGAGCGAGCCTGATTAACAACCGTTGCCGAAGTTCTGACTGCGCGTAATTCAATGACTACACCGGATCGTGGGCCACCAATAGGATCCTTCAGAATACCGCTGATTACTGTCATGGTTTTATTCTCCAATTAAAAAACCCGCTCAGTGGCGGGTATAATTGATTATTAATTTGGTTATACAAGAAATACTATGTTGGGCGTTGCCCGAGAGGTTGTTATTGCACATTGTAACGCACAACTAATCCAGTTACCCTCTCTACCCGAGTTTTTAATGCGCAACACTAAATAACTAGTGCCGATATTAGCGTTAATGCTAAACGGTGTTGTAGGTATTGAACCCCCGCCACCCTTGGCAATATTTTCATCATTCCAGCTGTCTGTTTGAGCTATTATCGAGCCGTTTAAAAGCAGTTGAACATCACTAATGGCCCCACCCAGACCTACGGCGCTAACAACACTGCCGGGTTGAGCGTAAATTTTTTTCTTCCAATCATCACTCCGATACAGCATTATTCTATGCAGCATTCCAGTGATAAATCCGCGCCTATTAAACTCAGCGTTTTGTATGTATGCAATTGGTATGTCAACGTAACCACCTCTTTCTATCCATCTGCTGACATTAACATTCGTCAGCATGTTGTTAATATCAACTAAATCCCCTTCAATTCTATTTGCATATACAGTGCCAGAAAATCGACCCGTTGCAGCGCGAAGTTCTCCAGCAAAATACCCGCCGTCCGCATAAATAATTCCCCGCACGGACACTTGATTAAATTGAGCATTACCTGTTTCGCTATTAATAGCCCAACCAGAAGCACCATTTGCATAATTAACGGATTGTATTTGTTCTGCGATTTTTGCAGTGGTGATTGTACCGTCTTTGATAAACGCAGAATTGATAAATGTCTGCCCGCCATCAATAGCGAACGGCGTGGAAATCACGCCATTTGTCACGTTTAAGAACGCGAACCGGTCAGCCATGAAAAGCACTTGGCTCTGCATGCCTGCTGGGGTGTTTTCCACGCCGACACCGATCCCCGCAGAGTAAAGCTTTCCATCCCACGTCTGGCCAACTTTGATAGACCACATGTTTTTTAGCTGACTTGCGTCCTCGATAGGGCCGATCAAATCTTTACCCAACTGAGTTTTAGTTATTTCCCCCGTCAGATAGTCCAGTATCTCGTCAGCTTGATTGCTAGACGCTCCCAGCGTCCATACAGTCCACGGCCCGGTATTGCCTAGACGATCGACAAGTCGAGCTTGAAAAAAGAACTGCACGCCAGCGGCTAGACCGGTCATGGTGTGGCTCCGTTGAGGGTAAGCGTAATCGCCCAAATGCATAGCGCCTGAGCCGTCTGGCTGCGTGCTGTACCAGATTTCAGTGCGTTGGGTGTCTTCAGCACCGGGCGGGAATGCCCAGTTCAACACGATGCCAAACACCTGCCCTGTGGTCGTAAAGCTGGCCAGCGCGGGTGGCTCGCCGATTTTGCCGTAGAGCTGCTGTTCCAGGGCATTAGCCCACACGCTCGAAATCTCAACCGGGTTTATCGCCCGGACACGGGCCTGATAGCGACCAGCGTAGATACCCTCAATTTCAAAGCCTAGCGTTGATACTCTTGGGCCGGGTATCCAGTTACCGTTATCCCGACGCCATTCTGTTTCGTAAGCTATCGCGTTCTCGGCCCTGTCCCATGTCACGTAGAGCGTGGCAACGGCCAGCCCTTGAATCGTTGCTGAGTTCTCGCTGATCCTGACGTTTGTTGGCGGTGCCTGGACGCCAGGCGGGATAACAGAGATCGGGCGGTCTTCAATCCGCGCACCGGTATCGATACGTGCGTACTTGTCCGGGTCATACTCGATGGCCGTGATATCAAACGATATGCCGTCATTAGCCTCAGTAATGCCGGTGACACGGAATAACTGAATGGCCAAGTCTGTAGCATCAACAGCCCACACGCATTCTGCAACTGGTGTTTCACTGTAGTTCGTCGTGACCGTCACAACTCGGCCATTCACTGACTGAATAGTGCGGGCCTGCGACTTACCGCTAGGCAGGTTGACAATCAGGCGTTCACCCGCCACCGCCGACGATTCTCGATCAAGTGTGATACTGCGCCCGGATACTGAGCTAATACGACCACCGAGGGGACGGCCAGCAAAGGCTTCATCTGCAACACCAATGATCCAGCCGGGCAGTGGTATATTGCCATCAGCACCAACGGTAAAACTGATCACTCTGTCTTTCTCATTGGTCAGCAGCAACCATTTACCGCGCCTGATTGCTTCGGTTTGCCGCGTGCACCCTATGGCTGTGATTTCGGCCTGCTTGACCTGATAACGGCGGATCAGGTTGTTATCGAATACTGGCTCAACCGAGTCCTGATAACCGTTCGCCGGGTCACTCCAGCTCACCATGCAGGTGCTGTAATGTGTTTTCTCGCTGGCGCTGGCGTCGGTAAACAGCCCGTCTTTAACGTTGGCGCGGGTGTAGATGTAGTCCACATCGCGGGGCATATCGGCCAGCACGTTCATACTGTTGTTGGCCCAGAACGTCATACCACGGAAAATATTGGCGAAGTCGCGCAGAACTGACCAGGCTTCTTCCTGCGACTGGATATAAACGTCACATATAAAGCGCGGCTCCATGCCACCGCCACCGCGCCCGTCCGGTACCAACTGATCGCAATACTGCGCAATGGTGTACAAGTCCCATTTCGTCAGCGCCAGATTCTCTGCACGAACGCGGGTACCGATGCTGTAACGGGCATTAATCAGCAAATCGTAAAATATCCAGGCTGGGTTATTCGTCCAAGCCCATTTAAAGCTACCATCCCATACGCCAGTATAAGTTCGAGCAATCGGGTCGTAAGTCGTTGGTATGCGGATAATGCTGCCCTTCGGCTCACAGGAAATCTGCGGGATATTCTGAAACTGTTTCGCGTCGAACTGCACAAACAGCAGCGCGGTTTCTGGATACCGGAGTTTGACGTCAATCAACTCTGTGAGTGATTCGATAACCATTTTGTCAGCAACCAGGTTGCTGCTGCTGTTTTGTGTAATACGGCGCACACGAATCTGCCATCCGGTTGTGGCCTTCGGTAAATCAATGCGGTGGCTACGCTCATACTTCGTCGTAGTCTTGCCATCCACCGCCGTCTTTAACAACTCCTGATAAGTGCCTCCATCGGTGGCCACGTCAATTCCGTACTCAATGCGATAGCCCACGACGTCGCCGTTATCCTGTTGCCGTTGAAGCTGTTGCCACGAAAAGCGCAGGCGGATTGCTGAAAGCTGGGTGTTGGTCAGCGAGCGCACCCAGGGATTAAGGCTGGTCAGTTCGGTACCGACCGTGATTTCGTTCTCGACGTTTGGCATGCCGGGAATATACGTCTGATCTGGCGTGCCCGGTCGAAATTCCCATTTAACGCCGGGGAAATTTTCGGAGCCGTCCGGGCCGATGATCGGCGTGCCATCGAGAAAAATGTTTGTGCCGTCTAACCCGCCTGCAAACTCCCCCTCGCCCAACGCCAGCAAAATCTTGGCGTGTGATGTGGACTGCAGGGAGTCAGGTGATTCAACAGGGCTATGCTGGCTACCACCGCCACCCTTGCGACCTTCAATAATTGCTGACATTAAGTTTCTCCGGGCGTAAAAAAACCCGCATTGAGCGGGCATGATTGAGGGTGATTACGTTACTGCTGATCTTCAGCGAATATCCCGGCTGAAATGATTGCACCACCAATCCGCCGCTTGCCGTATAGAATGGGTACAGGATTACCCTGGGCGACCGTATTCACAGGACCGCCGAATGCATACGAGGGTTTGTTATCTGGGCTCTCTCGCATTGCCAGCCCGCCCTGCATCGGGGATAGCATCTGGATAACGCCACCGAGCATCATTGCGCCACCAATCTGCATTGCATAAGATCCCCAGGCTGCGCCGCCTAGCGCCTGGCCGAATGGGGTGAACATCCCAACTGCGCCAGCGATCACCAGCACAGCACCAAGGATAGTCTGAAATACCCCGCCGCTTTTGCTACCGATGATGATAGGTGCGATTCTGATATCATCGGTACCAGAGAACTCTAGCTCGTCACGGTCGATATTTCGCTTACCGTTAAATACTGCAAAGGTCAGGCCGCGATCTTTGGCGGTCTGTAGGAACTTTTCAAACCCTGGAATAGTGACAGACAGCGCCTTGATGGCTTCCTTCGGTGTAGATACCACCAGCTTATGAACCCGGCCAAATGTTGCGCCGAGGACGCCGTAGAGTCTGACCATTCGATATTCGTGCGTTGTGATTGGCATATTTTCTCCAATAAAAAACCCGCACAATGGCGGGCTTTTGACTTTTGGCTATTCATTTATGTGCTTCGTAAATAGCATCCAATATTTTTATTGACGATTTGAAATAGCTTATATTTAATTCTTCATCTATGGGATTTTCATATGGCCACCTTGTATACCTTGTAACCACCTTATCTTTATCACTACTAGATAGTGTATCAATTATTGACTTTGAGTCCACCAGTGAAAAAACACCATGCCCACCAGACTCAAGAGGTTTGCTTTTTCCAAACCTAATATATGCTGGCGTATTAGGGAAGTGCTCACTACCGACAGCGACCATGTAGCCATTTTTATCTCTATGCAAATAAAAAGACCCCTTGTAAATATAACAAGTTAAATCGTCTGTCATGGAGTCGGTCTTGCACCCAAGGCTCCACGATGATTTATCATTATATCCACCACCAATGGTTCCCGAACCGCCCCAGTGGTAAAAACTAACTTTCACTCCATCTATTAGAGCCTCTTCTACAACGCTAACCTTAGTTTTGTCTTTTTTCAATACATCTACTTCGAATAAGCAAATCAATTTCCCATTTTCAAAAACATGCTTATTCTTAAAGTAATCTTCTTTTATATCAAACCCAATATTTTGGGGTATGGTCGCCTTTCCCTCCTCGGCATATAACTGGCGGTAAGCAGAGCATTCGAGGTCTTTTATTCCTTGTTTTTTCTCTAACCAAATAACATCTTTTTTTGCTAAAGGTATTTCTGAATTAACATTGGTGCTTATGACTAACAATAGAAGTGCCGCGCTAATTTTTCTAACTACCCTTAACGGTGTTACATTGGCAAGCATTTAATATCTCCATGTTAAATCGCAACGGTATCAAATCGTAGCATCTGTTGACTTGGAGATCACTATCAGTTAACTGGCATTATAGCGCAGAGTGATCACCGTCCTATCCTGCCAATATCCACCATATGGGACGCGGGTGCTTAGTTGCCCGTACATGTGGTGGATCATCACCCCATCACCCACATAAACCCCTGCATGGTTCGGCTCATCCGCTCGTATCTGCATAATGATTACGTCACCAATCTGCAGATCACCTGCCGCTGGTGAAAAACCGGCTTCGGCATAGTGCTGCATGTAGAGGTTTTCACCCCGGATCCACCACCCGTCTGCCCGCTCGAAGTTTGGCAACGTTACATCTCGCTCTAGCTGGTACCAATCGCGGATGATTGCGTAGCAATCACAGAAGCCATGAACGAATGGGCGACCAAGCAAAGGCTTGATGCCCTCAGCTGGGGTGATCGTCCTTATGTCCCCCTCTGGCCAGCTCACGATTACCCACGGCAATTGTGACGCGTCACACTGAGCAAGGTCGAGCTGACTTGGCTGGGTTGTGCAGTCGGGGTGGCTATGGACTATCGCAATGATTGTGCCTGCGTCCTCAGCTGTCGCGTAGTCATCCGGGTGCATGCTGAATTGTTCAGTCGGCGCTGGCGCGGTGTTGCGGCAGCGGTGGTACTGCTGGCGGCGTCCATTTTGAGTTACAAGCCCACAGCACTCTGCGGGGTAAGCTTCCGCCGCATGAGCCAGCATAGCGGTGGTGATATGTTTGCGCATGGCTACCTCTTTAGCAATGACGAACCAACAAAACCGCCGTGCGGCAGTGGGTTACCTTTGCCGAACCGGGGCTCACAGCCGGTGGACACCAGACCCGAACAGGCATCCTTTGACGGATCATCAACCGGGTTGCCGTCCATATCAAAATACAGGGTGCCGGTATAGCCGCATGACGCCCCACGGTATTGGCCACGGATACACCAGGTACACAGCGCGTGAATCTGCCGGGTCGGGATCATGATGCCCTGCAGGTCTGCCGGTGATGAGAGCGCAAACTGGATCACTGTATTGGTGCCGGTCAGTTTGCGGTCGATATACCAGACGTCTAGTTTTTCCTGTGTTGGATCAGCACTCGGGTTACCCTCTGGGAAATTACGTGCATCAAGATAGTGCACATAGGTATCGCGGATCGTCACTTTGAACAGCGCTAAATTTTGGAATGCCAGACACATAGCAGCGACCGTGCCATCAATGTTACCGACCGATAGCGTTGGACTCGGGGCCGTACCGTCACTGGTTACCTCCAGCCCTTCAATTTGCACTGGCCATGGCTTGTACTCTCGGCCTCCCCACCAGATCGGTTTTGCGGGCAGCTTCGCCGGATCATCACCAGCATTCTCCAGTTCCTCAGGGGTGTGTGGTATAGCGTGGCTGTGAAAATACAGTTCCGGCCCACCATATTGGCTCCCGTCCACTTCGAACAGGCGCACTTTACTCCCAGGCGCTAACACCTGGTGATCTGTTTTGATAGACATGATTTCCCTACGGATGGAATGCAGTTTCGAATGTAGCCGCAAGTTGGTACATTGGTTCGCCAAGGGAGTTTTTCCCCATCGCGGTAACCTGGTAGGTTTTGCACGTGTATAGCCCAAGCTCAAAGTTGGGACTTGTCCACTTAAACGCCTTATACCCTGCGTGTCGTCGAAAGAAATTGCGGATTTCGTTAATACGCTGCCAATTGCCGATGAAGGTCATAGGCCAGCTTTGATGCTCGCCATTCAACCCATCACCAACGCGTTGCTTGTATCCATCGCCGAACTGAACCTCGCGAACGCGAAATGTGTGCTCGCCAACAGGGTTAACGCGGGCGCAGTAATTGAATGTTTCTAGTACCATTACCTACGCCCCTTTATTGCTGTGCTTAACATCCGCCCCTGCCCAGTTTCCTTCTGCAGTAAAGACTTAAACCGCTGATCAACAAACTGCGCGAGTTCGTTGCCAAACTGTTCCATGCCGGGTGGGGTAGAGACTGTGCTTTGTCCATCGTTGTTGATTGTGATATTCACAATCGTTGCGTTACTCGCAGCATCACGCATTGCCGGTGGCAGATTGGCAGTGGTAGGGCGAACATTCAAAGAGGGGCTGAGGGCCGGTGATACCAGACCACCATTTGCATAGCCACGAAGGTCCCCAACACCAACATTACCATGCATCAGCGCATAGAGATTCTCTACACCGATACGCTCAGTCGCTTCTTTGGGTATGACAAATTCACCGCGATGCACAATACCAGCAGGATCATACTTACCGCCTGATCCGGTATACCCACCACCATCGAAGAGGGATAAACTGTTGAATGCTCCGCTGCTAAATGCACTGCTGCCACTTGATGCAGCAGCGCCACCAAGTGAACCCATCATGCCACCAGCAACTGATTTTATTACACCGACCATCGCTGCGTTAACCAGGACCTTCTCTATCTCCTTCAGCACGCTGATAGACCAGTCTTTCCATGATGCTTTGTTGTCGTTCAGCATTTCGGTGATGTTAGTAACCATGCCACTCATGGCATTGTTTGTTGCGCTCGCTGCCTGCCCAGCATAATTTGATGCCTCGTCAACCCAATCAGCCATACCAGCACTAACGCCAGCCATCCAATCCGCTTCGGCGGCTTTGGCTGCTTTATATTTTGAGTCGAGCGCATCAAGTGCTGCAGCCTTGGCAGTAAACGCTTCTGTTCCTTTATCCGATTTATCGAAAATGCGTTCAACCTGCTGACGCTCATCAAAATAATCACGCTGACGCTGCCCCATACCGCGAGCTTTTTTGCTAGCCGTGGCCTCATCGCTGTATTTACGGGCGGCATCAGTCAGATCCTTCAATGCGTCAGCCATTTCACGCTGCTTTCTGACAGCCTCGTCGGCTTTTTGCGTCCAGGTCGCCAACTCTACAGCTGACGACTCGATCGCTTTCCGCTGTTCGTTAGTCCACTTTGCACCGTTCTCATGAGATGCCGCGTACAGTTCGGCGGCTTTCTCCCCCTGAGTTGCCCTAACCCTTTGGACGTCTACAGCAATACTCAGGTCGGCAATTTTTCGGCTGTACTGCTCGGCGGTACGAGCGGCCTCATTTTCAGCCTTATTATGTGCGCTGGTTGCAGCCGTGCCTGCTTTCTTGGCCTGCGATAGCCGCTGGGTTTCGTTATGCTCCTTCACCGCAGCCTGCGTCCACTCTGCGGCAAACGTGGCGTTTTCGGGGCCAGTTTTGCCCATTTTAAGCAAATCAAACTCGGCCTGTTTTGTTACTCGAGCAACACCATCAAACCCAGCCAGTTCTGCAGCCTGCTGCTTTTGCAATAACGCTTGCTGCTCTGAGTCTGTAACTGTTGCCTGCGGCAAACGAAGTGGGCCGTTAGCAAGTAATCCCTGACGGGATGCTAATAACTGGTTACCGATTCCCAGCACTCGGTTAAATTCAGTATGCTCCCCTGTCATCATTAGCAATGAGTTATATGCGGCACTCTGTTCTGCAACACTTTTACTGATGAGAGAGTTACGCTGCTCTTCTATTCCTGAGAGCGCCTCCTGGATCGTCTTTGCCTGGCTTTGCATATCAGACAATCTTGATTGCTCTACAGCAAGATTCGAAGTTGCTTTTGCTATCCCGTCAACAAGGTCGGCATCTCTGATGCTTGCCGAATATGATGGATTCGCCCTGGCCTGATTTAGCGTTTCAATATCCTTCTGTAACGCTTTAACTTTCGCAGCTTGCTCATCAATCAGTCTATTTTGCTCGACAAGTGCCTTCTGGGCGTTCTTGCCTTCATCTGCCGTCTGGGACAACGACATTGTCTTAACTTTTTCTCTTACCTGGTCTATCTGAGCGGCGTATTCCTGTGCTGATGCCCGCGCCTGCTCTTGCTGTTGGTACATGTAGTACCATGCTCCAGCTCCCAGCATGAGTAAGCCGGGGATACCGCCAACAAGCCCCAACGCGCCGGACATTAGACGTGACCCTACCGAGGTCACGCTATTTAGCGCGGTTTGTGCCGCTGTTCTTGCAGCAATATTGCGGGTTACTGCGGCCTGAGAACCAGCAAGACGCCTTTCTGCCGCTGCCTGTCCGTCCGTTCCCCTTGCTGCAATCAGTGCCTTTTGCGCACGATATTCAGCCGCTTTTGCCCTTGCCACAGCAACTTTTGTACCCTCAACCTGAGCAGCGGCGAGGGCTACCTCACTTTTTTGCGCATGGATCACGCCAATTGTCGCACCGCTGATCGATTGAGCCATACCGCCAAAATAGCGAGACACACCAACGCCAATCAGTAGGCCAGTGACGGTTGCCACCGTGTTGATATTGTCCGCAAGGTGCCCTATCCCTGCAGACAGCGCCTGCGTAGTACCGTGCGCCTCATTAGTTTCACCGACATACTTTTTCCAATGATTGGAAAGCTTGGTGATCGCATCGCCGACAGTGGTTGGCATAGCATCCGCCAACTCTGCGTTACGCTTCTGCGCTGCAATAACTGCATCAGAAAAGGTTTGCATAGAGAGCTTACCTTCACTGGCCAGTTTTTTAACGGCGGTTTCAGTGATACCCAGGTATCGGCCAATGTCGCCGATCACTGTCGGCATAACCTCCATCACGGTTTTCCACTCATCACCAGAAACTTTGCCGGTCACCATAGATTTAGACATGGCATCAATTGTTCTGGCCCCCTTTTCAGCACTGGCGGCGTTGATCGTCAGCGAGCTAGAAATGGAATCAATGAAGTCAATGGTTCCTGCTGTGTTGTAACCCAGCTCCTGCATTGCCTTGGCGCTGCGAATGAATAACTCGGACTGTTCCTCGATCGGCTTGTAGGTGCGATCGCTGATTTCCATCAGCCGTTGCTGCACCAGGTTATATTCATCCGCCGAACCTGTTGCCATTTTGATGCGTGACGACAACTGCCCCCAGTTATCCGCAGTGGTAATAAGTGAGTCCACGGCAAACGCGCCCGCAACTACCCCCGTCAAACCTGCTGCAACCCCGGCAACAGAGGCCAGTTCAGTATTCAAAGCCTGAATTGCCTGCTGTTGCTGGCGTGTGGCGGCGGCTGCTTTCCTGCCACCTTGCTCCATCGTTTTGTAATAGTCAGCCCCCATGCGTGACGCACGGGAAATCTCAGACTTGAACGAACTGGCGTTGGCCGAAATTTTAATGATTAATTCACGCAGCGATGCCATATCTCACCTATAAAAAGCCCGCTGCATGAGCGGGTGTTAATCAGCCAGATCTCCTAGGAAGGCTTCAAGCTCTGATGCATTTTCTTCTTTTGCATCTTCCGTAGCGTTCCAACGCAATAACACATCGGAGATAGACAACGGGTCTTTTGTTCGCTGGGAGTTGTAGACTGCGGCGGTGATTTGCGCGGCACGGTAATCGTTACGCTCATCACCGATGGGGTTTATATGGTCAAAAGCCATCCACAAGCGTAATTCACTAATGCTCACCGACTGGCGCATCTCGCCCAGGGTTTTTCCCAGGCGAAGCGCCAACTTCATCAGGAATTGAGTTTCAGGCTCTAGGACTTTTTTTCGGCATCTGCCGGGGTAGTGCTAAGATCAAGCGCCTGCTTCAGTAGGCGTGCATGCACTGGCCCGTAAATTCCCGCAACCAGCTCCTTGTCATTTGCGGTAAACACATGCTTCCCGCTTTCATCAAGTAGCGCATCAATGAAAAGCACAACATCGGCATCAACGTTGCGCCGAGCAGCCACCGCCGCGCTCAGTTCCCCAGGAACTTCACCTTCTTTCGGGGTGATAATCTGTCGCCACTCCACCCACGCCATGCCGGATGGCTCTCGCAACACCACCGTTGCCCCTTCCCATTCCTCAACTGTGACGGTTTTTGTGCGAAATCCCCCCATTGGGGCCGAGGCCAGCGCCTTCAGATTCAGTTTTTTTCCTGCCATGGGGTGATGTTCCTATTAGGCTGTGACCGTCACGACACACGTAGCGGTTTTCCCGCCGTCCGTAGTCTTAACGGTGATCGTTGATGTGCCGACCGCAAGGGCGGTGATAACACCCGCTGTGCTAACCATGACGTTTGCCGGGTTTGAGGATGTCCAGGTAACAGCCTTGTTTGTTGCCGTTGTTGGGGCTATCGTCGGGGTAAGTTGCAGGCTATTACCAAGAGATACGCTGGCCGTGGTTTTATCTAGAATCACACCTGTTACCGGGATGTTTACCGCAAAGATTCGTATTGGTTTACCGATAATGCGCAGCGTGAAAGAGGCCGAAACAACGCCGGATGTGGCAACGCTCCAACTGTTCTGGCGTACCTCAGCCAGGTAAGCGAACCCATTACCAGACGGAAAGATCACACGAACGGCGCGGCGGGTGTCCGTTTCGTAGGCTGCCATCAGTGAATCTTGAGCGTCATCGTAGGCGCTCCAGTTTTTGTTGATGGTCATTTCAGCCGGTGCCGATAGCCCGTTGGTCATTTCTTTTTCAGTGGAGCAGAGGGTGGTTACTTCGATATCGTCCTTCTGCCCACCCGTATAGCTGAGCTCTTTGGCTGAGCATGATGTGGATAGCCAGGTAATGCCTGCCGGGTTGGCTTCGCTGGCTTCGGTAGCGGAAATGCTCACCACCGTGCCTTGTGTTTTTTCGAACTTAGCTGTCATGAGTTTTCTCCAGACATTAAAAAACCCGCACTTGGCAGGTCGGGATAATGATTATTTTTTGGCTATTGCCAGACTTTGAACTCGAACGAGGCGCGGAAAAGTCCAGTGTCGGGTTCGTGGCCGCTGAACAGGTGTATTTCTACCGGAGACAGAACAGCGATCGCCTGCTCAGCTTTGGCACGGAGTTCCTTCGCTTGGTCAATGCTGCTGGCGTACACGTCGATCTGTGCCAGGTAAGCGGTTTCTGCGGTACCGCAAAATACATCGGCACGATTTTCATCGGGCACCGTGTAGATTATCCACGGTGGCTTTACAGCTGGCATTCCCTCTGGGGTCAACTTGACCACGTAAGGATACGCTTGCCCACCAACCAGCGGTTTTAGCAGCGGGTTGAGATCGGCCTCAGTCATTTTGATAACACCTTGTCGATCGCTTCGTTGGCTTTCGCGAACGCAGCCGCCGCTGCATCATCCTGTCTAGCGTCGAACGCCGGGCGGATGAATGGAACTGCTGGCATATGCGATGTACCCAGTTCGACAAAGCGCCAGTAGAAAGAGTTATTGCGGTTTTCTGCCTTGCCAGCACTGCGAACATGGACACCTGCGACCGCGCCGCCATCATTGGCACGTTGGTTAATGACAACGATATTGCGTTTCAGCTTACCCGTTTTCTCCGGTGCACGCTCCCGAGCCTCGTCACGAAAGACCGTGGCCGCTGCCCGCGTTGCCTGTCGCAACACGTTACGGCTTTCAGCCTTACTCAACACATCCAGATCCTTGGAGATATCGAGCAGCCCGGAAAAATCCAGCCTGGTATCGATCATGGTTTCACCCCACTTTTACAAAGGATCTCCAGCCGGGTTCCCTTCGTATCGGGAATAGGTGGGCCGGTGATTTCCAAAATAGAGCCACGAAACGGGCCGGTAAGGCACAAGAGACGGGAAGATGCTGTAACGTCTGTGCGGTAACGCATCCAGACGCGGATTGTTGCCTCTGCTTTTTCTGCTGCGGATGCCACTAACTCACGCCCGCTAATCCCCATAACTTCAGCACATACGGTTTTTCCATCCTGCCACTCTTCAATTTCAGTGCCGGATGGTAACTCCACCGTGACAAAGTTTTGAATGGTGACGCGGTGACGCAGTCGGCCTGCTTGCATAAATCACCTCATTGGAATAAATCGATAAGGCCCCATCAGTGCTTCAAAGGTATAGGGCAGTGTTGATGTGATGTTGCCGATGTTTACAGGCTCACGGTTTTCGTACCAGTGACCAACAAGAAGCATTAACGCCAGCTTGATATCGTCACTAATCACCACCCCGTCAGCATCATCTTCCGGCACCGCTACATCGTATAAATTTCTGTTAATGAATTTCTCAGCCTTCTTTCGGGCAGCTCCAACATAGATAGTTAAAAGCTGATCCTCAGCAGCATCTTCATAATCTATACGGCACTGAATGCGCAGTTCTTCCAAGGAAGGGATCATTCGTTGACTCCAAAGAAAAACCCGCACGCGGCGGGTTATTTTTTACCTTTTTTTTCTGGCTCTGGCTCTGGCTCTGGCTCTGGCTCTGGCTCTGGCTCTGGCTGCTTGCCAGCATTTTGTTGGCCGCCGCCACCGTCAATGAATTCAATGATCTTGAGCTCACCGGCGATAACTATCGCGCGCTCTGGAAGATCATCCTCCTGGTATTCACCGGCAGGAATGGTTTCAACCACGCAGCCATTCGGCGACCACTTCAACTCTTGCAGTAATTTAAGCATTCGTCACTCCAATTAAAAAAGGGGCCAAAGCCCCTGACGATTAAGCTGTGGTACCAATCTTCAGCAACTTGATGGCCTGTGAGTCAACCAGCATGCCGCCTGTACGCTTGGTTGTGTAGAAGCCCACAAACGGCTTGTTGGTGTATGGATCACGCAGAATGCGGGTACCGATGCGGTCAATGATGGTATAGCCGCGCTTGAAGTTACCGAACGCGATAGCCTTGGCATCTGCTGCGATGTCTGGCATCTGCTCATTTTCAGCGATGCCGTAACCCGCTAGCATGGAAGGCTGGCCAAGCTCCAGCCCTGGACGCCACAGATAGTTACCCTCGGCATCTTTCAGGATGCGCACCTGGAACAGGGAGTTATTGTTCATCATAAACTTAGCGCCACCACGGTGCACTTTGCGCAGGGTGTACACCAGTTTAATGATCGCATCCGCCGTTACACCGGCAGCAGCGCCGGAAGCGATATGCTGTAGCACGCCGAATGCACGGGTTTTATCATCGGTTGGCGCTGAGGCATAGGCCAGGAAACCCTTTGGTTTCAGGACGCCACTCCCGCTGGTAAAGGCGATTTCTTCCTGTTCGGAGAACTCGGAAGCCAGTTCGCTGTTGATCCAGCTTTCGGCGTTAAAGAAGACATCATCAAGCATCATCTGGGTGGCTTGTGGGTTACCGTAGATTTCCCCCATGAACGGAGTGATCTGCCCCAGCTTTGAGGCGTCGGTTGCGGGACGTGCAGCGGTTTCGCCAACCCATCCGGATGCTGTGCCGCCCAAGTTAACCAACTTCTTATAGTCTGATCCACCAATGCTCATAACGTTGGCTTCCTGTCGCATCACAACCTCATCAGCCAGCAGGTCGAGAATGGTGCGATCAAGTTCTTCCGGCACTGCATAGCCGCCATCAGAATCAACGCCAACCTGTAGAGCCTTTTGCTCCAGTTCGCGCAAGCCATCTTCCTTCCCTTTGCGAACGAAGTTCATGAAGGCAGCTTTATGCTCGCTGGCTTCTTTGGTCTGGGTACCGCCGCCAGGGCGCTTGACCTGCTTCAGTTCCTCTTCCAGAGAGGACTTCAGCGCATCCAGTTCTGAAAGCTTACCGTTGAGAGTTTCAACTTCCCCCGCCAGCTTGCCTTTTTCCTGCTCGATAGCTGTCACACGCTTATCGTTCTTTTCCTTGAACTCATCAAACTTCTTCTGAAGATCCTGCGCGACCTGCTCTACATCTTTGATTTCAACTGGCATGGTGTAATTCTCCGAATTTAGAAATTAATAGATTTCAGTATGTTAAGTGCGGTACCTGTATCGTCAGCATCACGCTGAGATAGGGCGCCGTAGCCTTCAGCCATGAAAGCCTTGGCTTGAGAGCGGGATAGCCCAGCGTCGCGCAGGACTCGCTCAATACTTTTTGGTGACGGGGTTTCGCCACGGGAAAATGCCGATTTAACGTCACTCACCCGCGCTTCATCATTTGACGGGAAGGTGACCGGGCTAACCTCCCACAGGTCGATCTCCTTCAAAATGAAGGCATCTTTCGCCCTGTCGTACTCCCAATCATTCAGCATGTAACCAATAGAAAGGCCGGTTATTGAACCGGCCTTCATGTGGGCGTGGGCACGCTTTGCCAGGGGATCATCATCGATGAGTAATCGCCCCTTAACGAACAGGCCGACATCGTCCTCACGCATCTCGGTGTAGACACCGATCGGTTCATCCGATTTATGCTGCCAGAGCATAGCGGGCTGGCTTCCCTTGGCCTTCCAGTTATCCAGCGATTTAACAAATGCTCCCGGAATAACGATGTCGCCGTAACTGTCCTTCACGCCAAAGACTGAGCCATAACCCTCAAACTCACCGGTGTCACTGACCGACTTTAGTTTTAATGGGACGTCCAGCCGCTGCTTAGTCATTGCCATCAGTGTTTTCCTCTATTGGTTTGTTCTTGCTGCTCTCTGTCGGCTTGGTCGTCATGTTCATTGGAGTGAGATAAATATCACCACCGCTGCGCGGGTTAAGCTCTTCCAGTTCCCGGCACTCATTAGGGGAATAAATCCCCCAATTGATCCCGGTGGCATAGGCTTCGAACCGTGACTTCATGTCACCGCGCAGCAGTGCGCCAGCGTTGAACTTGGCGTAAAAGCGGCCTTGCGCGGAGGGTTTGACCAGCCCGACATTGATCCGCTGCTCGATGCGGGTGAGGTAAGGCACCAGGGAGTAGTTGATGAAGCCGATCCCCAGGTTCTCGATATTGTTGAAGGTGGCCCTGTCGGTGTTCTGCACCATGTGGAGCGGAACGCGGAAAATGCGGCAAATCTCTTCAAGCTGAAATTTGCGGGTTTCCAGAAATTGCGCATCCTCTGAACTCAAGCTGATCTGTTGCCACTTCAAACCCATCTCAAGGATCATCGGCTTATGTGCATTTGATAGCCCCTGATGGTTACCTTCAAAATCATTTTTCAGCCGATTGAAAGCCTCATCGGTTAGCACTTGATCGGTTTGTAAAACACCGCTGGTAACAGCCCCGTTCCCAAACAAGCGGGCACCATGCTCCTCGGTAGCCAATCCAAGGCCGATCGCCTGCCGGGCATAGGCAATAGGACTTAACCCCACCAATCCATCCAGCGTAAAAATGCGGACATGCCAGATTTCCTGTTGAGATAGAGAGGCTGTGGTGCCATCTGGGAATGTCACCTGGTATTCTGGCTCCCATTGGCTGTTCAGCTTCGGTACAACGCTGCCTGGGTCGAGAGGCAGCAGTTCGACCACCTCCCCCAGCGCCATGACCTTATAGGCATAAAAGTTGCCGCGCAGACAAAGGCAGGCAACTAGCAGTTCCCAAAACTCCTGAGGGGTCATATAGTCGTTGGGTTTGACTGACAACAGCTTATTCAACCGCTCTTTAACTGCCCGCTTATTCCCTCGCTCGAGCTGCTCGTATAACCCACACGGCAACATACCCACAGACTCAGCCAGCACCCGAACGCAACTGAAAACAGAAGTTAACTGCATCGAGAGCTGAGGACTGATCCGCCTGCCAACGTAAGTCTCATAAGAAAGGCCAATGATTTCAGCCAGTTCTTTTGACGTCATCGGCTTGTCGGCCGACTTTCGAAACATGCCAGGAAAGAACATCAGTCCCCCTTATCCGGCTTTGCTGGATTAAACATTTTTGATACCAGCCATGACCAGAGCAGGCAGAGCAGCCCGGCAACAACAAACCCGGCAGGTTGATAAATCAGCCAAACACCATAGGTCAATAGCAGTACACCAGCCACGCCCACCAGCACGGATAGGGCTGTAATTAGATATAAAACTCTCATTGGGTGACCTTCATTAAAGAGTGCGCAAACCATGGGTTTGAATGTGCTCAGATAGACTTTCAACTGCGCCGCCACCGTTGACAAGCAAGCGGCTCATCCCTGTGAACAAGGCTGTCGGGCCGTCAATCTTGGCTTCGGGTGTGGATTTGTTCGGGAAAATGTTGTCGTTTTTATCCGGCTTCACGGTAACGTTACTCATCATCCAGTTCATTACCGGGTGATTGCTATGATGGAATCGCCCGCCGTAAACCAGCGCCTCAACCTCCTTCATGGCCTCGGAGAAGTTACGCACCGTTTGCGGTACCTCCACCAGCGGCAATCCTTCTTCCGCCAGCGCCAGACTAAACTGGGTGGCACTCCAGGGGTCAAACCCGATTTCACGCAGACTTTCACCGGACACCCACTGCTGCAATTCCTCCTTGATCTGGGCGTGATCGATAACATCCCCATCAGTCAGGATTAGTTTGTCTTGCTCTGCCCACTTGCGGTAAAGCTCAGCCTGCTGGCGGGAGCAGCGCTCTAGTCGCCCTTCCGGTAACCAGAATTTAAAGTCGGCATGCACATGCCCATTATTGGCTTGCCAAATCTTGATGGCGGCGCAAATATCAATCTTGTTGGACAGGTCAACACCCGCCCAACACGGATAGGTCTTCAGTTCATGTTGCGGCGCAATGTATTCACACTTGCCCCACTTCAACATATCCATCCACGCCGACTCTGCGGTAACCCACAGGTTCATGTGTTTGGTGAAGAAATTATGCCGGGCTGAAACCTGCTCGCGGGCCTTCTTCGCCAGGCGGCGCAAATCATCCCAGCGCTTACAAATACCCAGGCCCGGATTAGCCTTCTGCCACACCGTTTCATCGAAGGGATCGTCCTCTTTGTCCAGGGTGAAGATGATGGCGAAAAAGGTATCGTCCTCAAACTGGCCGGTTTCCGCCCCCTGCAGAACCTTGATTGCATAGTCGCGCAGCTCGTAGCAGATGCCCTCTTTGTTGAAGCCCGCTGTTGTGATGCCAAACAACAGAGACTGAAGGCGCGCACCGGTCGCCGTTTCTAGCACATCCCACACATCGCGGGTTTTGTGGGCATGGAGCTCATCAACGATAGCGCAGTGAATGTTCAGGCCGTCGAGGTTATTGGCATCACTGGACAGTGGCCCAAAGCGTGACGAAGTTTGCTCTTGATAGATCGCCAGCTTGTTGAACTCGAACAGCCTGCCCAATGTTGGCTTGGCCTGCTTAACCATGCTCTTTGCATCTTCAAACACAATCCGCGCCTGGTCGCGAGTAGTGGCCGCCGAATACACCTCGGCACCGCCTTCACTATCCGCCCCGGTCATGTATAGCCCAACACCGGAAGACAATGTTGATTTAGCGTTTTTTCGCGCTACTTCGTTGTAAGCGGTGCGGTACCGGCGAACCATCACCGGGCGGCCACTGCCATCATTTCGCAGCACCACTTCTCCGGTGTTCTCATCCACCAGCGGGATGATAAAGCCGAAGATATTGATCAGGATAAAAATGTGCCAGTCCATCAACTCAATCGGTTGACCAGCTAGCGCACCTTTAACGTGCGGAACAAATTTATAGAAATTTAGTATGTGCTGAGCCCTGGCTTCACTAAACGTTATCCCGCGCTCAGGCCCACGTTTCAGATCGTTAAAAAAACGCTTGCACGCCAGCTTGACCAGATCACAAGCAACAATCTCCCCAGCCATGACTCGCTCGGCGTAGCGAATACCATCGGCAACTTTAGCCATTAATCTCTCGCTTTCAGGAATTCAGCCATCGGGTCAACTTTGTCGGGACCAGTGGCATTAACTTTTGAACGGCTGGAGGGAGTCATACCAAACTCGGCAAGCATTGCACGGATGCGTTTCCAAGCATCGGCTTTCATAATTGCTGCTGGGTGGGGTTTGATCATGCGGATTTCACGGTCTTTATCTTCATCGCTATCGCTTTCGCTGTACACGGCATAGGTGTAACCCTCGCGTTCAAGCGTGTCACAGTGATGCCGATATTCGGTATAGGCTTCGACCAGTAATTCCAGGGCTCGCGCGTCGAGTTGAGACATGACCCCAAGCGCGTCAAGTTCCTCCGCCATCCGCTTAAACCAATACTTCCCCTGCTTATCAAAATGCTTGGGAGTTGGGGGTACCCCTGAAGGGGGTTTTGGCTCGTTTTTGTTAATTGCTCGTTTTGATGGGTTACCCCTCACTAAAGTCAGATGGGTCGGGGTTTTCGGTGGCCCTGGCATAATCGAAAACTCCTATTAATCATTACGTGGGGTACCCCAAAAAAAAGTTTCTAACCTGCGGGTGTGTGAGAAAAGGCAAAGCGGCGGTACTTTGGGCCCAGGGCGGCAGGGATTTGCCCCCCTCCCCGTGATGATATTGATTCTCATTTGAGATGGTCGCGGCCCGTCTTCGCCCTATGGCACGGCCAGCACAGGCTTTCGAGGTTTGAATCATCATCGGTACCCCCACGCGCCTTGGGTACGATGTGATCGACGGTTGTGGCTGGTGTTGCCATGCCATTGCGTAGACACTCTTGGCATAGATAGTTATCACGCTTCAGGATGCGAGCGCGGCGGATAGTCCAATCGTTACCGTAGCCACGCTGGTGCCTGCTCTTACCCTGCTGATGCATCTCCCAACCGGTGTTCTGGTGTTCGGTGCAGTAGCCTGAACGGTCGGTGGTGGTATGGCGACAGCCGTGCTTACGACATGCTCTGGGTATTCTGGGTGGCATGAGTGCACCTTCTTTAGCTCGAAAAGTCTATTTCATAGCCCTTCATTAAAGGACTTGAAATTTGGAAGCTCGCCACCATGTTATTTCTGTTGCACCTCAATTAGATGGTGCAACATCCAAAAACAAACGAGGTAATTATCATGAAAGTTAAGGAGTACCTCGCGTTACACGGAAATATCAATCGCATTGTTGAAATGGATGCGGGAGGTATGGGAGCAAATGCGATTGCTGGCACCTTTCAGGATAACGACATCCTGATTAATGCCGATGATGTCCGCTTTGTCCTAGCTCGGTTTCCTGTCTTGAGCAGTAAAGCACTCCCCAAGGCAGTTGCTCGGAAAGCCATTAAAGCTACAAAAATTTTTAATGGTGAAACAGCGTAATGCGATTTCCAAAGCCTACGATTTTGTAGGCTTTTTTGCATTTATTTACCCTCGGTCGTTGACAACCACTTAATTAGCCCCTCAATACGAGAGGCGCACACATCCAGTTCGCTCTGCGCCACCTGCAACGCCATCACCGCATCACCGAACGTTTCACCCGTGAATGGCGTTTGCTCACATTGCTGGAGCAGTGCCGCTGGCGGGTACAGGTAAATAAGTTTCGGTGCCGGTGTGGTTTTATTTGCGCAGGATGTTAATGACGTCATCAGGCAGGCGCTGACGATCGCAATCACTGGACGCCAGCGCATGGCGCAACGTTTTGTTTTCAGCATCGGCCTTTGCCCTCTTCTGCTGTTCAATTTTGAGCTGCTCCTCTGTGGCGCGGCGGTCGTCATTGGCGGCGTTTTTCAGGCCGGTGATTGCCCCGTCACGGTCTTTCACTGCATCCACCAGCGATTTGTTTTCCTTCTGGGCATCATCCAAATCGTCTGATAGCGAAGACGCATACCAACCAAGGAAAATGGCTACCAGCAGCGCCCCCATCAGGATATATTTGCTCATGCTGATAGCTCGAAGTGGGGGCTATCATTTTCGCCCTTTTCTTGCACACTGTTTCCGTTCCAGTCCGCACCCCATACGATTTTCACACCCAACTCGTTAGCGGCTTGAAACATTGCTTTGGAAACACTCTTGAAAGACTCCAGGTTATCCCAGCCTGTAACTGGCAGAAGATCAACGGCCTTCCCTTCAATGTGCTTTGATCTCATCGTCCACGTAACGATTTTACCCGGCTTTGTCCTGCCCTGATCCCATAGCTCTTGTTGCCTGGCTTTAGTGCGGACACCCTCGATCACAGTAAAATCAACAGGGGTAATTTCAATAGCACGACGAACCACTTTGACGAGCTCAGGGTTTACGCCAACGAGATTACTTTCACTGCGCTGGCCAAGTCTGAAATTAGGCATCGCTATCTCTCCTTACTTTGAACAACTGCACTACGTTGCCTTTGGTGCGCAGAACCATCACGCAGAGCACCGCATTGATGAAAAGCTCTGCCGGATCGGTGGTGCCTTCGTATGCACCCATGGCGATACGGATTGCCACAGAGCCAGTGGCCAGAATTAAGCAGTAGGCCAACCAGGCCGCCCATTGAACATGCGCCCCACCATCGCGGCGGAACGTCAGAAGGCGAATGGCGATCACTGCGCAAATGACAGCATTGATTAACGTTTCGGGATCATGAGTTACCATCGCTGCCCCCTTTCTTTTTCAGAAACCCGCCGCCGCTGTTGATCATCATCAGCAGGCGAATGACACAACCGGCGGCCAGTAATGCGCCAGCGGCATCTGCACCCCGGTCATAACCGGCTGGCAGGAAATCAACAATCCATGCCGCAGCAGGCTTATACATCGTCAGCCCGGCTGTAAAGCTGCCGATCGCCAGAATCACGCGGGAACGGATGCCGTACTCCGAGGCGGAAACAACAAACAGGATTGCGCCTGCAAAAGCGCCCAACACAACGTCAGCCGGTAACCCGACAAAGAACGTCATGATCGCTACCCCTGTTACTGCTCCGCCTGCCACGGTTGTTGTTGTGGTAACAGGCTCTGCCATTTTTGCTCCTTTGTTCGCCGTCCAGCGAACGCCGGGCGTTAGAAATGAAAAAGGCCCACCGAAGTGAGCCTATAACGAAAAACCCCAGTGAATACTGGGGTTAGAAAAATAATATCGCATTAAAAGCCCGCGAGGCTGAGCTCCAATACGCCCTACTACCAAGAAACATAGTATTTCTGTAATTCACGACACCATCTAGCGAGTGTTCTAGCTCGGCGATGAGCTGTACTACTGCTAAGTGATGGACAACTTTGCTTCAGAAACTGCTCAGCTTTTGTTGAATCAACCTCAGTTAAGTTTTTTGCGCCGCTCCAGTTTATCCAAGCCCAACCACAAGCACTCATTTCAAAGCTTCTCGCTGCCATCCGATATCTAAGTTCACCGCCTGGATCAACTGATGCAACTTGCTGCCCTAATGCAGATAACGCCCCGTTAGACTCCAGAAAACCAAGGATTTTAGCTGCTTGTCTATAGTATTCAACGTGTCGGGGATCAACGCCCAACCTGTCCTTTGTTATTTCATCACCGTTCCAAGTCATATCGACTATTCTGAATACTTTACCTAAGTCATCAGCCTGAGGAACCTGATATGTTGATACATATTGCAAGGATAACGAAGATATATCCCTGAGATAACGAATCGCATCCGCTTTATATATAACAATTAGTTCGTCTTCATTAAATTTACTTTTAAGCTCAAAGTTAACACTTGTAGATACTATTGCTTCTAGCAATGAGCTAAATGCTTTAACATCTATATCATTTCTTATTAAGTATGGTTTAATGTCTTTCTTATGCAGCATTAAACCACTAACTTCAGATATGAACCTCTCAAACTTTTCCATTTCTGTTGCATGCAAAGATAAAACAAAAGAACCATATCTAGCCGTCAATGGCTGTATGTCACCCTTTATTTCGTTGGTTGAATTAAATGATGAAACTAATTCACTGAACTTTTCACAGACCCTGGTCACATGGTCCAACAATACATTTTTTTTCGCCGCTTTATTGCTTCTCGACACTTTTATTTCATGAGTTGGAATCAAGTCATTATTTAGGTTAATTAGTGAAGCAGAAATAATTTCATCTGCATCAACAAATATGCCAGAATCAGGTAGATCTATACTGGACATTTCCTCTAGAGGCAATGGTGTGATAATTATATCTTTATTTTTATCGAAATGAGTGATTACTTTATAAAATGAGTGTTGTTCAAGCTTAGTTAGCATACCTAACAAATCAACTTTCCCTTTCTCAAAAGCAACGATTCTCATTCTTGAGCAAGGAATAACAAACCATTCATCAGAACTTGATGACGTACCAACCCAATAAACCAAGAAGGAAGTTCCTATTTCATTCTCAGCAGAAAATAACCTAGGTCCATCATACTCTTCATATATATTAACCATCCGTAGTTTTCCAAGGAAGGGGCTTTCTATAAATATATTGTCCATTACTCTGCCTCCCTGAAAAACTTATGCACTTCACAGCCTACCTTTAACCATGCCGTGTAGTGAGCTTTTCCACCTGTTTTTTTGAGCCTCCCCATATGCGGATGAAGTGTACCATAGGCGACTTTCCTAGCACCTAATACATTCTTGAACACTTGGCGTTTTCTCTCAACCGCTTTCCTGTCTGAAAAAAAACTCGTCCCACAGACATTTGCACGAGATTCATCATCTTGACAAGTCAAATACCGTTCGGGTTGCTCCTCGTGCGTTGAAAGAAAACAATCCTGAGCGGGAGGAACACAACAGACTAAACGAAAAAAATCCCCTTGAGCATCAATAGCATCATTAGGGGGTATAGCAATCTGACTAAAGATCGCAGGATAATCTGGAAACAGCAGTTCTTCTTTTGGTTTTGTCGCTGAGTTGGCCATTTTCTTTACCTTGCCGATTCGTAAGATATCTGCCCCTTACGGGTATAATCCATTAATTTTTTACGAATATAACAAAGCTTCTAAATGGAAAATACTATATATCCAACCAGTGAACAAAAATAAACTTACAAAACTATATCTGGTTGTTTTAATCAAAAAACACACTATATGTATGCTAATCAACCACACAACACACTTTTAGCTCAGCAATTTATATCTACCCCTCCCCGCTGAAAGCTGAAAAGCCCGGATTATGCCGAGGCTGATTTACCCATTCGGATAGATCTCCCGAACAGTTTGATCGAATCGCTCCCTTTCCAGCTCCACACCCAGACCAACGCGGCCAAGTTTTATCGCAGCCTTTATTGTTGCGCCCGATCCCATGAAGAAATCGGCCACCACATCACCGGGACGGCTGCTGGCGCTGATAATGTGCTCCATCATTGCCGCTGGCTTTTCGCACGGATGTTTACCGGGGTAATACTGTACCGGTGGGAATGTCCACACATCGGTGTACGGCACATCTACTGAAACGGCGAATGGTCGCCGCAACACTTCATACTCTTTGCTCAACTGCTGATATTCCCTAGCCAGCAGTGCATAATCTTTGGCAAGTTCATGGTGTGGCTTATCTAGCCCTGCAGCCTGATGCGCTTCAATCGCTTTACGTTGGAACAGTGCCTGTAATGCCGAATACTGTTCTTCCGTTGGTAGCTGCCATTGGCTGTCGCTAAACCAGTGACTGGCCATCTGCCGCCCGGTGACCTCATTGATCTCTTTTGCCGACACATTCAGCGCTTGCCTAGCCGATTTGAAATAGTCGATCAGCGGCTTAAAAACGTTTTGCTTTAGCTCTGTGCACTTTGAAGCATGTCCGGTGTCTTTTGGCTGATACGGTCCGGCATAATGCCCGGCAAAAATGATCCGCTCCGTAGCTGGGAAGTAACTCCGCAAACTCTCTTTTCTGCACCCCTGCCAGCGCCCTGATGGTTTTGCCCAGATGATGTGATTCAGAACGTCAAAACGCTGGCGCATCGTCAGTTCGATATCTGCCGACAAGGCATGACCACAAAACAGGTACATGCTGCCGTTCGGCTTCAACACTCGCCAGAACTCGGCAAAGAATTCATCTAACCACGCTAGATACTCTGCTTGGCTGCTCCATTGGTTATCCCAGGCGCACGACTTAACCCGGTAGTACGGGGGATCCGTAGCTATCAGGTCAACGCAGTTATCAGGAAGGGTTTTGATGTATCCGAGAGAGTCAGCATTAACGAGGTTAACACTGTTTAAATTTACAGTATTTTTCATAGATCAAAAGCACCAGATTTGATAGGCTTTCACTGCTGTACAGCATGGGCCTTGGTTTGCTTGTGATCGAACGCATGAGCAGATGGCGGTTTGAGTGTTGCTGCACTTTAACCGTCGCCCATTTCACAACATTACGCCCTGGCAACTGCTGGGGCTTTTTATTGGGTCCAGAAACGACAAAACCCCACCGGAGTGAGGCTTTTTGACTGGATAAGCTACCGACTGAGTAACTACTCTTATCACATTACAATAGTTTTTGCGGACCGCACAACGATTTGATAGTAAATTAAAGCACCGGATGCTGCCACCAGCGATGCCAACATAACCTCAGCGGTCAACCTGAACAGTTTGAAAACCAGAACCTCGCTTAGCCGTGTGTCTATTGTTCGCGGGTAAGACGTAAATACTGAGATAGTAATTTAGTTACCATATTGAGATTGTCCTCTTGCTCTCGCAGCATATATTCCCACTTCCTACCGTGGAACAGGTTATGCCTCAGACGAATGGCAATTTTCATTACAGCATTCGCCATTTCAACTCGTGATGGCTCTTGCTTGTTAAGTGCGTTATAGATTTCTGTCTTTTCTCTTGCATGTGGGCACAGGCTTTCAAGCCTATTCGTTGCATCACCGGCACTTATATATCTTTCTTTGAAATATTCAAACTGTTGTTCTGCATTGATGTCATTATCATCAACTAAAATTGATGCATATTTCTCACTGTTTGCGCCTTTTGCATAACCATCCATAAGCCTTTGCTCTGCAAGAGAAAATACAAGAGTAAACTCAAACAATGCTTGGAGAACCTTCTCGCCAATATCGCCGTTAATACCTAGAAGTTCTGGTATGTGTTCGATGTTAATATACATTTTACCTCCATTAAGTGATCACCTTGCTCGGACTATCACTATTTATTGATTTGGAGGATTATAACGCGATTACTTGGTAGGGGGAGGTGCTGCTACTAGCATGGCGCGATAGATTTGTGAGACGAAAAACATGTTACTCCAAAATGTCGTCTAATGCCTGTCGCCCCCCTGCATCTATCATTCCCTGTGTCGGGGTCATCGGCACCAGCTTATGGTTATCAGGAACCTTAACCTTGGAATGGTCAACCTTTTCGTTGCCATCGCCGTAAGAAGATCGGTTATTACCCCCATCAGTCATCATCCTTGTCCATGACCAACTGCGTATCATTAGGCGGTGTGATAGGCTGGCTTTGATTTTTTAGTATTGTGACATTGGCGGCCCGGAAAGGCCGCTTTTGTTTTATTCGTCCTCTTTATAAACCGGAATAACATTCCTGCTCAAACCTAAGTAATCCTTATGTTCGATGGAAAATTACTCTAAGAGTTACTTATTGTTGTGACAGTGATAATCACCAGTTTTACGGTTTTCATGACAACCATCAGAATTTGTACCACCAGAGTGGGCAAAAACCTGCGTCGAAATACTCATAAACATAGATAGACCAACCAGCAACATCATAAATACCTTTTTCATTCCATCTTCCTTAACATAATTTATAATCATTTGTTTGGTGCCATACCATCAGTCATCGGGATGATGAAAATACGGCCCGTTTAAAGTTGCTGAGAAAATATAGTTAGCAAATAATGATCCTTCCAATGAACATCGTTGTAATAAAAATATTTTTCTTGCTAATAACTACTTTTTTCCACAAATGTGACGAAGCTCTACTTCCGGATCCATTTCCAGTTCTATATCGATCATCGCCAAACATCCTTCAATGAAGTTTTCACCCATCTGGAGCATTATGCGTATCAGCTTTTCATCTCGCTTGTGCTTACGAGCAATGGCCCGCTTAGGGATATTAAAAACGTAATGCTGAACTATCAGCTCATGTTCGTCTGGCCTAAGCGTTTTCAGCCTTGCCATGCACCCCTCGATGATCAAACCGTCATCATCACAGCATGAAAGTCTTGATTTTGATGATTGCGGGAGTAACCCCTTAAAACCTGCGGCAATCGGTGAATAGTCAACACCGCTATGGTCACCAGCAGCCCAACCCCCCCAACGCTCAAGAACCGCCTGAATATCTCTCATAGCCTCACCCCGCATTAAGCAATTGCGCCAAGCGCAACAGACAAATCAAAAAACGCATACCACAGATCAACTTGGCTTCCGTATTCCTGTTCCCACGCCACCATGTCGAGGTGTAGCTCGTCATGGTGGCGCCGGCACAATGGGATTGTTAACAGGTCGTGGGCTTTGGTAGCCATTCCGCCCTGTCCGTGCCCAATAATGTGGTGGGGATCGTCAGCGCTTACCCCACAACAAACACACGGGCGCGATTTCACCCACTGCAAATACTTTGCGTTTTCCCACCGGTGCCGTTTGGGGATCTTCATGAATGCTTGCGGCGGCTCTGGGTCTATTTTTAGTACCTTCGCCGCCTTGGTTGCTTTCTGCTGGACAATTTCACGCGCTGCTGGCGTGTGTGTAATGTCTGCCTCTTTCGTTGTACCGGTTGGTACCGTGTGTGGCTTAACGCGCAGTGAGGCTGCGGCCACTGTTTCTGGTAGCAGATCAAAAAGGTCATGGAGTACAGCCCACCAGCACAATTCAGGAAGCGTTAGCTGGTGGCCTTCCGGTAGCAAAAAATGACTGCGTACATGATCAACGATGAAAGCGGCCCGGTTGGCCCTCGCTATTGCGTCCAGCTTTGGCGTGCTCTGTTCACGCAAAGTGTGATCATGATGCCAACACAACCGGATTGCACTGGTTCCATAGCTTAGGGTCGTCATATTGCGATCATGATAATCGCCATCCCACTGGCATGATGTCATTCGTTCAACCCAGCCAGTAAGCGCTGCAGTACCACCAGCAGCACGCAATACCTTTTCATGCTGATAGAAGAGCTGGAAGCGTGGATCGTTGGCTATCAGTTGATCGGCAGCAGGCAATGGCCCCGATGGCAGTTCGTTAAACTCTCTCGGTTCGGTCGATACCAAGACGCGGCTACCGAACATCGGCAATAGCTCAGCGCCGGGCCTTAAAATCACTTGCCCTAGCTCGCGTACAATGATCGGTGTTAGTAGTCCTCTCACGGCAACACCTCACTGATCAGCAGCTCTACCGATCCACCAGCCTTTACTGGCCCCCACTCCGCAACAATCTTTTTTATCTGACTGTCATCCAACCAGATCCCCGCCTGGGTCATTGCATCAAATAGAGCCTTGAAATAGTTATCCAGATCCCGGCGTGCTTTGTTTGGTGGGCAGAACACGACAGATACGTGAACAGAACCAGTGATTGGCTTGGGGCGGCGGCGTAGTTGCTCAAGCACTCGAGCAATAGCTTCGGCCTGGAATTTACGACCACGATCACTAACAAGGTGACGCCCTTTAGACGCCCCCTTGTTTGGTGCCCGCCAGTAACCGTTTACGCTTGGTGGAAATGGCAGGGTTAACATCATGCGGCCACACTCCCCATTGACTCAGCCATGCTTGCCACTGCTGCTAAAATTTCGTGGCTTGGCATGCGCTCTAACCACATCCTGTTGATATGCGATTTCAATTTATTTTGCTGTGCCGGTGGTAGTTCAACGGCTTGTGGTACCTGCTCAAACATCAGGCCCACTTCAAGTGGCCACACTCTGTTCTCTTCATATGCTGGGATTTCTGCGGTAACTTGCGGTTGCTTTTGTGGTACCAGGCGTTCAGCTTCGCTGCGGATTTGAGCCAGAAACGCATTACCCTGGGCCTCTAACTGTTCACGCTTGACATAGCTCATGGCTGGACCGCGCCAATCTTTATCGAAGATGGCGATAGCCCCGGCGAAAAATGCCCCGGTTGGTATCTGTTTCTCATTGGCTGGAACAAACCACTCTGGAACGTCGAATCCAACTCGCCCACGGATGAAAGCAATGTGATCGGCTTGCTCTGGCCACCATGCTTCAGACGTTGCGGCTTTTATCAGAAATACATACCGACCACCCCGCTCACGCATGTTTATTGTGTGGGCCATGATGTGGCGCATTCCTGTGATGTACTGACCACCATTTTCTTGAGCTCGGGAATATGGTGGGTTACCGAATGCAGCGCCGTGCAACTCTTCCAGCTTTTCTGACCAGTCATGGGTAAGCGCGTTGTCTTCAGCGGTATAGAACGCAGGGCATTTGCTGTTTTTGCCATCTGTAAACAAGTCCAGCACCAAGGGGCCGAACATCGCATTGATACCCCAAAACAGTGGTTCAGGGGTGCGCCACTCGTCGCCAATCTCTTTCAGTTCATGAGTGGGCTGTGAGCGTAGGTCGTTTAGTTTTTCGCAATAGGCGTTCACAGGTTACCCCTCATCTTTTCAGCTTTGGCATACTGCCTTATCAGGTGATAGCGGCTTTCAATATCAAATTGGTCAAGTACCCAGAGCCAACCACGGCGGCGGGCAACGCTGCGAAATTGCATATCATCTGCCCACAAGCAACGCAGTTTGCGCAATTTCCACCAACGGTAAAAACGCTTCATAATGTGGCCCCTTTCTGCTTGGCGCGGATCATCGCTAACAACTCTGCGCCCTTCCGTTGATATTCACCGTCTTTATCCATCAGCTCTGCGGTAGATGGTGCCCGTGTTTTGTTCTCAATCTGAGCTGCAGGAGTTGGTACCGTTTCGCCAGCTGCAATCTTTTTTGTCCAGCGGGTGAGCTGTGCTTGCAGGGCTTTTTTGGTTTCGGCTTCGGTGTGGTTGTAGCGATACATGGCACGGCGTACATCCAGCACAATCCAGTACAAAACAGGTGAGGACCACGGGAACGCCTCGGCGGATTCATAACGATCACGGTTAGCGCAGTACCGCTCGAACTCAGCCAGAGCATCATCAAGACTTGGTAACCCTGCTGCTGTTGAATACGCCTCTTTGCACCAGCCAATAAACTTGCCGCAACTGGGCCAGAAATCGGTGTATTGTTGGCGGGCTATGCGCATGCCTGCCGCTATCTGGGCCTTGGTTGTGATGCCGTTCTCGGCAAATGCCATGATCCACTGCTGCTTCATGGCTCCCGTTTCTTCTGGGGTCCGGCGTCCGGTAGAAAAAATCTGCGCGAGATTGAGGAACAACTGATCAACCAGCTTCTCAGCCAATGGGTTAACTACGCGCTGATTGTCTTTTGGCAGGTACTGAGCCAATGCCCCCGCATCACGGTTTTGGATTGCTGCAAAAACTTGGTTGTTCATAGCACTCCCTCCCATGCTTCCGGGCTGTTCCAGTGCGGTGATTGCTGGGCAGGTTGAACCCACTTGCCATTCACGCAAGCTGGGCGACCGCTGGCACGCCATTTCTTGGCCTTCTCGAAATATTCAGCGCAGTTTTCAGGGCCAAACAGCGTTCTGGGGCGCAGGTAATCACCCATCTTGGGATCTTCAAGCCACTTGGCTGTTAGGTAATCCACAACCAAGATCAGGTCTTCGGCGCTGTAGTCCTCGCCAAGTCTCCCGCGTATGTAACCCATCGTGGTTTTGCCATCGCGATAGCTTGAGTTGGTTACTTGGTTGAAATGATCAAGAACTTGCTGTGCGGGGTCGTCAGTTTCCGCAGGAAGCTGACAAGATCTTTTACCTGATGGATCTTGTTTTGATTTTACTGACGGATCGTATCCAGATTCTGGAGGGTCAAAAGTCCTTTTTTTGCTGGATTTTGACGGGTCAGATTTTGAGGCGTCAGAATTTGATACATCAGAATTTGATACCTCAGTTTTTGAGGTGTCAGATTCTGGATGGTGAGCATTAGCAGCGGCCCGTAACTTCTCAACGTTTAGTTGAGTCATGCTGGACGTATTGCGATTGCCTTGGCGGCGTTGTTTCCGTGTTATCCAGCCTTCTTCTACAAGCTTTGCCAATGCCGCGCTTACCGTGCTTTCGCTTGCGCCAATCTGGCGGGCGATAGTCTTGGTGGATGGCCAGCATAAGCCCTCATCGCTGCTGAAATCAGCCAGACGGGCCATGATTGCCACCATTGATAACTTCATGCCCGCCGCCGCGCAGCCGTCCCAGACGTATGCAGTTAATTTTGTGCTCATGCATCTATCCTTTTGAAACGTGCCCGGAATATGATTAGGGGTGACGCGCACTCCCACTCGTAACCCGTGCGCTTGTAAATAACCCGCTGGCCTAGGCGGTCGTAGCCAATAACGTGCACAACAATGCCGTTCCGGTCGCGGTAGTATCTGTCGAGTTCTTCAATTAGCTTTGCCATCAGTCCGCCGCCTACGTTTAATGACCTCAAGAATGGCCGCTGCTCTGCCGTAGTTGCATGGCACCCAGTGGGAAGCTATGCGGCGTTGGTAATGGAATCTGACTGGATGAGCGCCGCCCGGTAATGCCAGGCAGCGCAGTTGCGGTAATCGGTTTGTTGCTGCTAAACTGTTCATGCGGTTATTTCTCCACATAGTGAATTAATTGCACCGACGCCCGAGGCTGCAATCCTTGGGCGTCACCTTTTCTGGCGGGCAAAAAACACGGAGAACCAAGGTTAAATGCTCCTGCAATTTTGCAATTGTCAGGTGCAACTCATCGGTAATCGCCTCTTGCTCGTTAGGGTCAATAACGCCATCCTCAATTGATTTTTTAATCTCTTGCGAGTAGTGGCCGATCTGCTCAAAAGCCTCAATAAGTCGCTGGTTTATGTCGGCGTTATCCACCTGATCAATATCTGCTAGGGGCGTGAATATGCCTCCGGACGCTTTGGCAACCGCGCGGGCAATGTGATAGTTACCACTAGCGCTTTGCAAAACGATTGCCCAGCCCAGCGGGAACGTCTGATCGCCAGCAGGACGCACGCGATTAAACAGCGAATTAGTTGTTACGCTGGTTTCCTTTGTGTCACCACTCAACCAGGTAACGGCCTCGGCATACCCACCAGGCAGACTGGCGATCGTCTTCTTGATTGCGTCCACCAGCCAGGCTGGTTGTTTCTCCGCTTGCCAATTCTGATTCACTTGATGAACTCCTTAGAATTTATGGGTAATATTCAGCATTACCGCCCGATAAAACTGGAGAGGAAATGGATAACCCGCTGGTAAAGGCTTCCCTTGATTACTGGTGCAAGGCGCTGATCCTTGCTGGATTCCTGCTTATCGCTTTCTGTGCAATCAAGCTGCTCTAATCGCCACCCGATAAGGGTTACCGCTCCAGTGTTTTTATCCACTCGTACCGTTCCCGGCGCAAAACGCTCCATCTCATCAAGCAACCTCATACTGATTATTTTTTTCTCGCCCACAGTTACCCCCTATCTGCTGTGGTGTTATCGGATCTAAAAAATCGCTTTAATTACTAAAGATGTCAGGCCGTAGTTTTTCTTTAGAAATGCCCGTTAATTTCTCAATTAATACAGCGTGCTTGACCGGTGGTTTTTTCTCACGATGTAACCAGTTCCACACTTGCTGCTGCTTAACCGGACCTGAATCATCAGAAGATAACTTCCTGGCTAATTCGGATTGCCCACCAGCAATTCTTATCGCCTCCTGCAGAGCGGTTTGTTCGGGTGTCATTTTGCTTCTCCTGCCCCAGATGTGAATCAAAGTTGTTTTTCTCGATAATCATACAACATTAACAACTTTTACCACAACTTTTGGGTGTTGGAAAGCTAAAACATAAAGTTGTAATCTCTCAGCAAATAGGAGAAAAGTTGTGAATTCGCTCGCAGAACGCTTAAAGGTAGCCCGTGAAAAGTGCGGTCTTAGCCAATTACAATTGGCTGAAAAGGTGGGATTGACCCAGCAATCTATTGGAAAAATAGAGAGCGGTGTTACCGTGCAGCCCAGAAAACTAAAGCAACTTGCCCTTGCTTTAGGCGTGAGTGCTAATTGGCTGCAGTTTGGCGCTGATGAGAATGGAAGCTACCAAGAGTTGGTTGTAAAGGAATGGGAGGATACAAAACCAGATCCACAGATCTTTGCTGAAATTCCTATTCTTGATATTGAGCTATCAGCTGGTAATGGATGTGAGGCTGAAGTAATCGAATCGGAGGAATCTACGTTTCCTCTTAGAAGAGATGAACTTAGAAAAGCAGGCGTTAGTGCCGCAAATGTCAGAATGGTAAAAATATCAGGCAATAGTCTGTACCCCGTCCTGACAAACGGCGATAAGGTGGCTGTCGATGTAAGTGAAAAACAGTCAATTAATGACGGTGACCTATATGCGGTGCGGGATGGGGTTCTTCTAAGGGTTAAGATTCTGATAAACAAGCCTGATGGCGGGTTGATTTTACGCAGTTTTAATAAAGATGAGTACCCAGAGGAGGTGCTCACCTTCCAAGAGCGCAGAGCTAGAATTCATGTCATTGGTCGCGTTTTTTGGTCCTCTCGCTCATGGTAGTACACTAAAAAGCATTTCTTCAGAAATGATCTTGATGTCTTCTCCCCTATCGCGATAGCTAACAGCTTTCTCAATTTTTCTTCCGTGACTTGAGAAGCGCCAGTCACGCGAAGAAAGGGTGCCAATCACAAGGTAATTGATATTTTTTGTTACCCCAGAACTAAGCTTTCCACCTGCTTTTTCTATTACCATCTCGATTGATGCCCTCTTTCCGGCCATAAAGACCCCTGTAAGGCAAAATGTTTTGTTTGTTAAGTTCACGGTCGCGTCAGCATTGATTGGTAATCTAGTGGCAAGGCCATCAACCACCCCGCTATCTAAATCACAACCCGTAAAATCAATAAGGGTCGTGTGGAGCTTGGAACTTTCATCTTTAGTTATGACGCCATCGCTAAGAATGCTTTTTATAAGCGAATACAGCTCTTTACCAGGGTAATTATTTTTTAGAATTCCGTTTTGCGTTAGCCACCAATCTAGGTAATGAATCTCATCATCAGAAAGTTGCCTGTCTGCTATTAATCCCTTGCATAACCCATTCAACAAATGCAGGTCTGACTCTACGGAATAAAAATCAACATCTGGAATATCTAATATATCCTTTTGAATTTTATAAAGACTACCCTTTAGCTCCTCTCTCTCATCATCCGTGATGATGCGGTCAGTAAGGATATCGGACACTCTTGCACTCAGGCTTTTTATCACCCCGTTATTAATAATATGCTTCGCCTCAAGTAACCATGTATCCAGGTATAAAACCTCATCATCCCTAACAACTCCATCCGCCAACACTCCATCAATGATGCTCACCAAGTTGGCAAATAGTTTGTCTCGATTTTTCGTGTAGTTAAAAGCGTACAACTTATCTTCCATGTAGCCCCCTTTATTTTTAACCATCCTCGCACTCAGCATAATCACAATCAAACTACATAAAGTTGTTGACAAGTGTTTTAACGACAACTAGATTACACCTTAAAGTTGTTAGTTTATAAGCGGGCAGGAGAACCGAACAACATCAACCACACAATAATCCTGGGTGGTTCGAAAACAGCCAAGCCGCTGACGCTCTTTAACAATCCAAACCGCATGACAGGCTGACCACCGCGCCATTGCAGATGATTACGCGACGTTAGGCTGATAAGTCATGCAAGTTGAAGCGCCACGATGATGTGGTGAATGTTTTGGGGTGCGGTAGGTGCACAGCGTTAGCCAACACCAGGGCAGCACCTACCGCTTACCTCTTTAGTGTTTTTAACTGCGCCAGGAGGTTCTATGAGTTACAGAGGTAAATGGATTCTGATCAGCGTAGCAACCTCCTTGGTTTTCTGGGTTGCCGTGTACCAAGTCTTTATCGCCGGGTAACCGGCCTAATTAGAGAGTTGCAAGATGAACGCAGCACAAGAACAGGAGATAACAGGAGGGCGGGATTATGTAACAGATTAACGGTATAGCGGCCACCAACAGATGGCCAGTTCCCGAAGCGACGTACCAGGGGAAAGGAGGCTCATTGCGCACTGGGTAGTTCGGAGTGGCGACCCGTTTAACGCATCAGCAGCCATAAAATGCAAAGTGGGTTTACCCTGCCGCTGCTGATACAGGGCGGTAGGTATAAAACCACTAATCAGTAATGAAAAAATTAGAACTAAAGATAATTGCATAGAACTATTGCTTTAGTGTAGCGATTTTATGAAGTTATTTGGCAAGGGCACTTTTAACAGCTGCGTGATGTTAGCTTTCATACGAGTAAGCCGTGACATTGTTTAAATATTAATCCGCTACCACAGGGGCAAGGACTAACACGGGATTTTGGTGAATAGGGCAGCAATGATGGGTTTTGACGACATACAAGATTTAATTTTATACTCATTCCGGTGGGGCCATCAAAAATAAAACCATCTCCTAATCTAATCTGATTAATCGTGGTACCTGATGATTTAAATTCAATGCCCGTCCCCCCGACTACGTAGTTTACCTCTACAACAGTAATTGGATACTTTATTCTATCATCAAAAAAAGCTTCGTTATTATATTTTTTATACCCTAACGTTGCTGTTTCAACTACCAAAAACTTAACTAAAAGGTGGTCACCATTCTCGTAATCGATTTGAAGTTCTTTTCCTTGTGGTGGGGATCTAACGTCTTTAGGGGATCCAATGTTTTTCCATATATTATCTTCGATCAAAGCCCTCTCTCTGGGAAGAATACTGAGCATTTTTACATTTAATCTAAGATAGCCTTCTTCATCACGCTTGAACCAAACTACATCGTGCCCATCTATCTGTAATACTTTTAAAATATTGTAGTAGAAAATTCCACCAACCACAGCCAATAGATCATTTCTTAACCAATCAAACTGTCCTTTTACTTTCTCAGCTTGTACCTTGTTATTTTTGAAAGCAGTTAGCTGATCATTCGTGAATGCACCACCATCAGCAACTTTATGGTGGTGCGTACAAAGAGCAATCATCCCTTCTGGATTATGGTGATTTTCAGTATGCCAAGGAGGATCAAAGTGATGCCATTCCAAGTATGGGTTTGCACAATTATCAATGGGGCAGCCAAAGCCAACTTCACTTCTTAATTTGCGTAATACATCTATTGGCGGGGTCCGATTCATGCGTATCCTTAAGTAATAATATGAAAGTTACTACATAGTAACGTGTTCTGATTTCAAATATCCACTAAAAATCACCCACCAAAAAAGAAGATTATTTTCAATACGTTGACTAATAATTATGAGGCCCATTGGCGGATTCAAGTCTGAGATGGAGAAGTACCCAGGCACCAAACCGAAAGAGCACTAGCTCATGACGGGCTCATTCCCCAATCCATGAGTGGCTTTGCGTCAACAAAATCAAGTGCTCTTTCAGTTGGTTGGTTTAGCGGCCATGCCGAACTTCTACTTAATAGAGGTGACGACAATGTTCATAGGCTGGCCGCTCATTTTACACATCCGGTGGCGTACTGTGCCAACACCCTCTACCCGCCAACACCAAGCACGGTGCGCCACCCGATGTGTGGAGAAACTGTCAACTATAGAGGGCTATTCGATGAGTGATAATCGTAAGACAAATGTGCCCGACTTCCTGGGTGAATTGGATGCCGGTGTATTTCAAAACAAAATCTCAGCCGCCTTAAACGCTACGGCGCTGGGTGTTCTCAATAATGGCGGGAAAGGTAAGGTAGTTCTTACGTTCGACCTTGACCGCCTCAGTAATTCAGTTGAAGAAAAGCGCGTCAACATTAAGCATCAACTGAAATTCGTCACCCCTACCCCTCGCGGGAAAGTCTCAGAAGAAGATACCACCGAGACACCTATGTGGGTTGGTAAAGGCGGAAAACTCACAATCCTGCAGGAAGACCAAGGGCAGTTATTTACCATCGCCGGCCAGCCTGACGGGAAATTAACAGTCGCACAGTAATAACGTGCGTTCCTCAATCCAATAAATAAGGTCAATTCCTATGTCGCAATTAGACGGATCCGCGATCAGTCAAGTAACGGGTATGGCTCTTGCCGCAGCATATCTGGATAACGTAAAGCTTACTGATTGCCCTGTTTCTGTTTTACCAAAGGACGTCAATATCGAAAGTCTGGAATGTTTCCAGAAAAACCGCTTCCGTTTCCGGGGGCGCATGGAAACAACCAGCATCGATGATTTTGCCCGTTATTCTATCGGCTACGCCAATGCTGGCGACCCGGCACGCTGCTTTATCGATGCTGAAAAAATGAGTGCGCGATCTGTGTTTAATATCGGGACCCTAACCGCTCCTGGTCACGCTGATAATGTCGCAGATATCAATCTCAAGAAAACCGCCCCATTCCGTGCGTTGTTGGAAATTAATGGCAAGCGTCTCAACCAGAAGCAAATCGCAGAATGGCTGGAAGATTGGAGCGACTTCCTTACGGCGTTTGATGCGAGTGGTGAGACAATGACGATGGCCCAAGCTGCCAGCGCAGTACGTCGCGTCAGTATCAAGCAGATGCAGGAATCGGATCATGAAGATGGGGATTTCAGTGGCAAGCGTTCACTGATGCAGAGCGTTGAAGCAACAAGTAAGGAGGTCATGCCAGTAGCATTTGAGTTTAAGTGCGTACCGTATGAGGGGCTTAATGAGCGACGTTTCAGCCTCCGCAACAGCCTGCTGAAAAGCGATGAACCGAGCTTTGTTCTCCGCATTGTCCAATTGGAAGCGCAAGAAGAAGACATCGCTATCGAGTTTCGCGATCTACTGATCAGCAAGTTCTCTGATGAATCAGTTGAAACCTTCATCGGTAGTTTCAAAGCCTAACTTCTAATTAATCAGTACAGCCTCAGGTGCCACATTACTGTGGCACTTGGTGAAGTATTGCCTGAAAAACGAGCAGGGGAATAACTATGTGAATTAAAACGTTTAGTAGCAAGAAATTTAATTATGCTATACCAACAATAATTAGTATTTATATTGAGGCATTACTTATTTGCACGCCTGAAACATATTTTCAGCTCATCTACATCCCTACCCTTAATTTTCTTTAATTTAATGTTTTCATCTTGTTTTGTGACAAAATAGCTTGCAGATTCTTTAATGCATTTACCCCATACATAATTATCACCATAGGATGCTAACAAAACCTTATTCCCATCACCCCTGTAAAGGGTTGATTTTATATTCGCAGAAAGCCATCCTGAAAGATAAAAAGCTGCCAGGATAGCCAGCACAGTATATATAAGTTGCTTTTTGTTTATAAATGAAAATCCATTATCTAAAAAAATACCAGTGGAGTTAACAAGATAAACTAGCACAATACCCATGAGCACAATATAACTAAAATTCTCTTTAAAACCATGCTGAATTAAATAGTTGCTTGTTCCAAAAAACCATGATGAAGTGATAATTATTGAAAATAAAACATAATTAAAGTATTTTTTTAAAAAACCATCCCTCTCACAATCAAACCTGGAATAAACAACAGAAGAACATGATACAAGTATAAATCCAAACCAAAAAATTGAACTTAATATCTGAATTAAATCAAGTGATATTACCTCCATTGGATATCCATAATAATCAGAAATACCATAGTTAAAGATAAAGCTACATGCATACAGCATCGATATAATAATTGATACAATAGATATTTTTTTGTCAATCATAATTGAAAATACCAGTTTTTTTAATGCTTTATTATAGATGTTTATAGCTAAATCTCAATAGGAGTTTCCGTGAATAACATAATGCTTGACCTTGAAACAATGGGTAATAATCCCAACGCGCCGATTGTTGCGATCGGGGCCGTTTTCTTTGATATAGCCAATGGCACGCTGGGTGATCAGTTTTATACAGCCGTTGATCTAGAAAGTGAAATGGCTCTTGGTGCTGTTCCGAACGCTGACACTATCAAGTGGTGGTTAAAGCAAGGCAGCGAAGCCAGAGCGGAAATTACCAGCATTGCCGCAAACAATATAACAGCAGCCCTCTCCGGCTTATTTGGTTTCGCTTGTTCGCACTGCTCTGACACTGGTCGCCTTGACGTGTGGGGAAATGGTGCATCTTTCGATAACGTCATCCTGCGTGCTGCCTATGAGCGCGTTGGAATAGATCCATTCTGGAATTGGTGGAACGACCGCGACGTGAGAACAATGGTTATGCTGGGACGCCAAATAGACTTTGATCCTAAGCGAGACATGCCATTTAGCGGGGAACGCCATAACGCGCTGAATGATGCTATTCACCAGGCGCAATACGTTTCTGCAATCTATCAGCGACTGATGAGCGCCCACCAGCAAGATCAAGAACTATCGTAA